ATATAGCATCTGATAAGCTACAAACTTATCATCTTCCCTAATCTGACTGAAGTTGCAAATTACATGCTCGCCTGTCATCAAGTGGATGATACGAACATTATGGTCAATAGAAACGGGGTCTGTCATAGTCTGTGTCATTTTTACTATTATAGCAAGAAAAAAGGAGGCCGTCAAGCCCCCCATTTAAAATTTATTTATGAGGCAGGCAACGCCTGATTTCGTTCAGAGAACCAAATCTTCTTCTGCTTCTCCTCTGGTACATACTTCTCTAGTACCACTGTAAGTAAACCATCTTCATAGTCTACTGTCTTAACTTCAATATCATCACCCAATTGCCATGTCTTTGTAAAGGATCTAGAAGCGATTCCTTTATGAGAATACTTTCTTTCTTCTTCTTGTTCTTCTGGGTATGCTGATACTGTTAATAGGTTCTCTTCTGTTGAGACTTCAATATCCGATCTTGAAAATCCAGCAAGAGCGACTTCCAAAGTGGTTCTGTTATTAGGTCCAGAAATAATGTTGTACGGTGGATAAGTTGTTCCTGCTCCGTGCAAAGCTTCAAGTCTACTGAATGTGTCATCAAATCCTAACATGTATGGGGTATAGGTTTCCCACTTAAAATTTACCATTGTGTCCTCCTAAAAGCGACTGTAGTTTATGTGACCCCGAAGGCATCACATTACTATTTATATCCCAGAACCATTGATATAACTATGGTATAAACCGAAAAAAATTATTCGGTTTCCTGCTTCTTTCTACCAATATTATACTTAGATTCTAGTGTCCATTCATCTTTATCACGAAAAGCGAGAACTTTAATCTGATTAAGTGGTGCCAAATCTTTAATTATATCTGGATTTACAACAGAAACCAAACCCCAATCAGAAAGTAACTGAGTGATTCTATTTCTTCTCTGTAAATCATTCAAAGAAAAGTTTGCATGCTTACCATCAAGAGCAAACAATTCCTTAAAATGAACTATGTAATACTTACCTTGCTTATGAAGGATGTGACATGATTGATAAACTTTATGTTCTTTACGAGAAGCAACACCTATACGTGTAAGAGTTTCTCGCACCTTAAGGAAGTCATCGGGTTCCCCAAGAACCACCTCAACCATGTCACTCTGCTTCCACTGGATATCAGTATCACCGCTCATGTTTCCCACCTTTGCTTAATGCTTTTTCAATATGGTTCAGTTGATCCTTAGTGAGAATCCTGAGAGCTTGCAGAGCTTTATCATCATTATAACCATAATACCCTTTAACTACATCAAGAAAATCAATAGAATCTTTCTTTATCCAAGGAGAAAAACGCTTCCTTGGTTTCACACTATTTATAAAAAAGTCATACTGCATCCTCTTTGGTAGATGAGGATTCTTGTTCATCTCATTGGAATATAAGATAGTATCAGTAAACGAAGAGAGACACCTATTAACAATAAAAGGTTGGTAACTCTTCTCAGAAATACTATCACCATCAAGAATATTTCTCTTGGATTGGTTGATACTGTACAGATAATCTTTCAGTTGGTATGTCATTCAATCCTTCATAAATCCTAAATGTGTTCTGCGATAATGAACTTCAAATTCTTTTTCTTTTTTAATATCTTTAAGTTGATCTTTCAACATCTTAATTTCTTCTTCGTCATACAACCAAGATTTCTCAAGTGCTGAACGCAAAAGTTTTGCTCTTTTCATGGATTTCAATAGCTAATGGTAAAATTGAATACTCTTGTAACTGAATACGACGGGTCAGTTTCTCAAGAGTATCGTTTGGTTCAATGGAAACCTCACTCTGACATATTATATCACCCCCGTCAAGCTCTTCGTTGACATAGTGAACTGTACATCCAGTTATCTTGTCACCAGATTGTAATGCCTTCCTTATAGCATTCAAACCCTTATACTTTGGTAATAATGAAGGATGCACATTGATAATAGGACAAGGAAATGCAAATGGATTATTAATCACTCTCATATATCCTGCAAGAATTATAAGATCTACACGATATACCTCAAAGAGTTTTATCATATCTTCTTCATCTTTATGTGCAACTCTTACGTGTGGTATTCCATACTTTGCTGCTCTCACTACAGCACCGCATTCTTTTGTATTGTGTATCATCAACACAACTTCGTGATGACTACATAATTGATTTGTAACTATGTTTTGAAAGTTAGATCCATTACCAGAACACATAACACCTAGTCTCATTGTTCTTTGCTCCTGATATCGTATTCAATAACAATTTTTTTAGATGATCTACCAGTATGATCTAAAGTAGTGTATTCATTCCACTCACCTTTAAGTAATTCTTGCATCACTTTCCTATCCATCCCACACATCTGCTCACAATTCTCAACAGACTTACGAACGGACTCAAATCCATCTGGATACATCTTAACCCTAAACCCATGCTTATCTAACTCATGACCTTCTTCGTCATACTGGGTATCTTTAATGTCAGATTGAAATTCACTCATAACTTATAATTAGGTTCCTCGCAACAATGATTATTAGGAGTATGTAGACTACTTAAAAGATGCAGTAACACCAACAACCTTAGCATTAGGATTCCTAGCAAGAGCCACCTGACGTGCCTCCTGATAGTTACGTGCCTGTACTGTCTCAGTAAAGACGGTTCCAGCGACATAGAGTTTGACTTCACACTTCATAATTAAAAAGGACTAATTCCTTCCTGCTTGCTTGATCTGTATTATAACACCCCACGCTCCTCATGGTATAAGTGTGTGCAAATTCAGCAACTGTCCACTGCTTGAAACGATCCTTAATAATCTGACTGGAGTTATAAGAAACTAACATAGGTGCTACGTAATCATCACAATCCTCAGCAAACTTGTCGTGATCAAAATACTTATGCATTCCACCTTTCTTACCATACAAGTTAGAACTTATCTCATAAGGTGGATCTAAGTATATAAATGTGGACCTATCATCAGTCAAAAGATCCTCATAAGAATTATTAGAAATCTTCCAGTTTTCAATTAACTCAGAATATCTAACTAGTTTCTCAATTCCGTTAATGGAGAAGTTTGACTCTGATGCTTGAGAAGAAAATGATGAAGACTCAGTGAGACCACTGAAGCTACACTTATTAACGATATAAAAAGCGACGGCACGATCAAAGTTAGATTTTTCTTTGTCATTTACATCCTCCTTCATTGATTGGAATAAACATCTAGCAGAATCTGAATTACAATAAGTCTTTTTTAATCCCAACAACTCATCCTGAAGCTCTCTACCACTATGCTGCAACTCTTTCCAGAAATTATACAGGGGTCCATATAAATCATTAACCCAAATGTTTATATTTGGATATCTTTTAGTTACTTCTAATGCTACAGAACCACCACCAACAAAAGGTTCTCTAAACTCTTTTACCTGGGTAAGGTCTGGGAGGAATTGGAATAGTTTTACCACTGCCCGACTCTTCCCTCCTGGGTAACGGAGTGGGGTTTTGAGGGATTTTATAGATTGGGGCATTGTACTTAAGATATTCAAAGAATGTCATTTTTAACTCCTTCTGTGTCATACCACAGTGTGTAGCTGCAGCAGGCAAGTTCATTGTAGCATGAAACAATGCTTCATGTGCTTCTCTTACATTATCTGGAGTTGTTTTATTTACTTGAACTCGCAACTCATCATTATTTCTGTTAGGCATGCCAATAAATTAATCTCTTGGTCAGGAACAATAGGAATGCTATTCATATACTTAGCAATAACAAGAACAGCTTCTGGAATATAAGCAGGTTTTAAAACCCCATACAAACTGTCATAGACCTTACGCATAACCATCGTAGGATCACTATCCATATGCTGAACTACCCAATTCTTAACTGTAGTAAACTCTTTATTCTTTAATGCTGATAGCAATCCATCAAGATTAACATCAGAAACATCAACAAGAATGGCACTATCAATAGATCCAGTAGCAGCATAACGCTGACACTCATTAATCAATCTACGCCAGTCAGGATAATAACGCCCGATAAGTTTTGCCAAAACTTTATCATCATACTTAACCTTTTCCGAATCCAAAATCTCTTTCAGACGCAGAAAAAACTTACCCTGCAACTCCATCTTCTGTTGATGTTTGATCCTAAAATCAACAACCGTACAACGTGAATGCAATGGTTCAATGATCTTATTGATGAAGTTGCAAGTGAAGATGAATCGGCAATTGCCATGAAACTCCTCCACAGCAGTCCTGAGAGAAAGTTGCACATCATTAGTGGTGTTGTCTGCCTCATCAATAATGACCACCTTATGGGACGCTCCAGAGGTCAGAGAGACCGTCGTAGCAAACTGCCTCACACGGTTCCTAACCGTATCCAAAAAACGTCCTTCATCTGATCCATTAATTAAAATGTATGATGCGCCTATCTCTTCACAAAGAGCTTTCGCAATAGTTGTTTTACCAACTCCAGCAGTTCCAGTAAGAAGTAGGTTGGGTAATTCACCTTGTGAGATGAATCCTCTAAACACATCCTTAATAGTCTCAGGGAGTATACATTCATTTGTCAATTTAGGGCGATATTTTTCAACCCATAAAAATTCATTACTCATTCTTCAGCAGCAATTAAAATACCCTTATCCCTAAGGTCATAAAAACTTCTACGAATCTGATCCTTTAACCAAGCAGATCTGCTTGTAGCCAAATCATACTTAACTAACTGATCAAGAATTGATAGAAGATCCCTTTCATTCTTAGTAAATGAAACATTAACTATAGTAGGTTTATACTTTTCCTCACTCATGGTTCTAATGCAATATAATATACCAGATCACAATTAAGATGAGTCCATTCAGAAATTAAATGCTTGGAAACTTTAACTTTGTAATCACCGGAGACAATACGAATGTTCTCAATTTTAAGATCAAGAGTATAGGTGCCAGTACAACAACCTTCCACAGTCATATCATAAGTATTGCTGGTATCATTCTCCTTGTCGCGCAGAATTAATTTAACAGTATCAGATCCTTCCGCAGAATAGAAAGTAAGATCAGGAAGACCATAAATTGCAGATGCTTTCTGCAATGCTACAATATCAGTTGCAGATAAAGAAAATTCCATATCAGCACCAGGGAAATTTACATTCTTTTCTGGTGCAGACTTGAGCGTAATTTCAGGGTCACTAAAATAATACTTAACAGACTGAGAACCGCTACGAACAGTAACAAAATCGTTAGAGGTGAATTCCAATTGAGGATTATCAAACAAAAGGAGACCTGAAAGGAACTGACTAAGATCATATATTGCGAAGTCAGACGGAAAGCTTTCGCCGCCGTTGTATTTTGCAAGAATATTTTCTGCATTACTAATTGTCCTAAGAGTATTGCCTTTCCTAAAGACAATAGAAGAATTGATTAAACTAAAATTTTTAAGGACATTTACTGTCTCTGGTGATAGTGTTACTTTATTCATTTGTCATAATCAACGGTAAATGATGTAGATCCTGTTTCATTTTGATGTGCTTTAGCAGTTTTATCATTAAAATGGAGTAGAAGCATTCCATAATGAATAATTTTCATAATGTCCTTACGGGCAGTTCCTTTTCTGTCATAACGAGAAGCATACTTTAAAACATTACTCCTACAAAATGCTTCTGCATCACCCACAGAATCAATAAGGTCAAGAGTCTGTACGTTTCCTACAGAATAATGACCTTTATACGTGTTACTGATATAATCAGAAACTTCTTTGAGGATTTCATCCTCATTATACTTCTTCACGGTGTGCATACGTATTCAATATCCTCATAATAGCACTCTTGTTTCTTTCCGTCAAGGTTGATCACAGTAATGATATCTTCTGAAACCTTACGAACCCTGGCAGCGCCTGTTCCTTTAACGGAAACTACGCTGCCAATGAATGTACATTCTCCTTGTTTACTCATTAGCGTACTCTTGTTCGTACTGTTGTTCAAACTGCTTCTTTAAATAAGATTGTCGTTCTGGATCTGAAACAATGTTAACATTGATCGTCCTCTTCCGTTCACGGCGATTCTGCTTCGCTACCTCACATGAAATGTGATCGCGAGCACGTTTAAATGCTTGATAGGTTCCAGTTTCAAGTTCAAATTCACCATTCTCAACCTTATCTGTCCAAGCAGATAATGATTTAACAGCGACCTTGAGTTGTGCGTTTGAGACCTTAGTTGTTCTTGGTTTTGTCATTTTAAAAAATAATAATGTTGATGGAAGGAAGGAAGGAAGGTTACATCATGACTCTTCCCCCACAACAACATCAGTAGTTACATCTGCATCAATCTTATCATAGAGTTCCAAGAATGATTGCTTGGTCTCCTCATCAAATCTATTTACGCAAACCTTGATTGCTTTAAGACGATCATTCCATATTGCAAATGCACGAACAATGTGTACTAGACGGCGAGTTGAGATAACTTCATCTATACCACCATCATTGTATGTTCTACGAATGATATCTGCCCAGTTAGCAAGGTTCTCACAGAACTTCTCGTCAAGTACACCTAAGTTACCAGAAACCTTCTCAAGAATCTTCTGCTCAGTCTTAGGAGTAGGATATTCTTGCTCAAAGGTTAAAGCGAATCGCTCAAGGAAGGCTTCATTAAGCACGTTAGTTCCAATAAATCGTCCATCATCTGAACCTTTACCTTTAGTATTTGCTGTTGCGATGATGTTGAATCCTACCGCAGGTCTAACAAACTTACCAGTCTTTTTCAGGAAGACACCTTTACCTTCCAAGATAGATTGCAGACACAAGATTTTATTGGAAGCGAGATCAACTTCATCTAAAAGGAGTATAGCTCCCCTTTCCAGTGCTTCAAGAACTGGTCCGTTATGCCATACAGTATCGCCATTGATAAGACGAAACCCACCAATAAGGTCATCTTCATCGGTTTCAATTGTAATATTTACCCGAATCAACTCTCTATTTAGAACAGCACATGCTTGCTCTACACTAAGTGTCTTACCATTACCAGAGAGTCCAGTAATGAAAGTAGGATAAAAGATCTTAGAATTGATAACTTTTTTAATATCAGAAAAATTACCAAATGGTACGAAACTATGATCTTTAGTAGGAACAAGACCATATTCTTCACGACCACTAGACTCTACTGATGGTGATTGATATGTTTTTTCAAGACGCTCTGCAGCAGTAAGATTCCATGTTCCACGAGTAACTTTCTGGAACTGTGGGAGTTTATTAATTCTCTTGGTTACGCTCTGAACTTTAACTCCAAAATGTTCAGCAGCATCCTTAACCTGATCGCTAGTTACAGTCTCACCATCATTTGATAGGAATGTGATCAGATCTTCATCAGTAAATTTAGATTGAAAAGGCATCAGTTCTTTCTTTGTATGTGTATAGTATAAGGGATGGGTTGGAAAATAGGGAAGATAGTGGACACTTCCCCAACTGTCATGCTATCTGGTCAACGAATGAAGTTAATATCTTCTTGTTAGTGGACTTACTCTTAAGCATCTTCTTG